GCGCCATATGTACAAATAGGCTATTATGCGTCCAAAAAGGTTAATGGAGCAAAGCTGTTCCGGGCAATATGGCATCCGAAAGTAAAATTCTCGGAGCCAAACGACACAGTCTCGACCAAGGGCGAGTCCTTAACCTTCCAAACAGGGACCATAACTGGGGAGATAATGGCCGACGAAGACGGAAATTGGAAGATTGAGACTACTGTCGAATCGGAAGAAGAGGCTATTGCATGGCTCAACGATAAAGCCGGCATTGAGGAGGAAGTAACACCTCCCGCTGGAGAAAACGGCGGGCCAGGCAGCGGTGGGCAAACGTAATGAGAGAGGGCTTTTGCCCTCTCAATTTTTGAACAAGGAGGAATTATCATGTTGGAACTACTGCCAAAAGGCATTGAGATAAAATTTGAGGATGGACATCCGAGACAATTGTATTTTTCAATACGTGTAATCTATACACTTCAAGAAATGTACGACAAGCCCATTGAGAAGGTGCTTAATGAGGAGCTCTTGCAGACAGAGGACAAATACGGAGCGCTTGTGAAAATTCTCAAAGTACTGCTTGATGATGATGTCAGAAGGCAGAAAAAGTACCAGGGCAAAGACATTCCTGAATTGTCTGAGGAATATTTGCTCGACATTCTTGATGATGACGCATGCAGGGAGCTGATGCTTGCAATTATAAAGGCATTTAATGGCGGATTGCCCAAAAGTGAGGGGGCCCCGCAAAAAAACGTGGAGAACGGGCAATAGAAAAGATTAATATTGCCCGTATGATTTACATTGGCAAAGTGCTTTTGAACTACCCAGAAGATGAGGTCTGGGAAATGACATTGGGAAAATTAACGGTGCTTTACCGAGAACATAAACGTGAACATGGTTTGTTGGAAGAGCAAAGAGAACTGACTATTGATGATGTAGTCCCCTATTAGTGGGAGGTGAGAATGTGGCGAAGAATTTTACTTTAGGAGCAAAAATTGAGCTTGACGGCGAACGAGAGTTTAAACAGGCGATTCAGAGCATAAACCAAAGTCAGGCTGTTCTCAGGTCAGAACTGACCAAGACAAAGGCGGAGTATGCAGGAAATGAAAAATCTGTCGAAGCGCTTACAAAGAGATCCGAAATCTACCGCAAGCAGATTGAAGAGCAGCAAAAGAAAATAGAGGAAATGCGCAAGGCTCTGAAATTGGCGACTGACACATACGGAGAATCCGATAAGAGGACCAAGGACTGGCAAATTCAATTAAATAGATCTGAAGCAGACCTTTTCAAGCTGACCAGAACTCTTGAACAGAACGAGAAGGAGCTTGAGGAAGCCAGGAAAGAGACAGACGAATCCGCAAGGTCTTGGGGTTTTTTCAGACAAAATGTAAACGAAGCGGAGGAAGGAACCAAGAGTTTCAGCGACACTCTTAAAGCTGTAGGCTTGGTTGCTGCTGTTGCAGCTCTTGGCAAGGCAGCCAAAACCGCAGCAGGGGAAGTTAAAGAGCTTGCTGTTGGTGCAGCATCTTACGCAGACAATTTTCTGACCATGGCTGATGTCACAGGTCTTTCCCTGCAGACCCTGCAGGAATACAACTACATGCAAGAGCTCATAGACGTTGACCTCAATACAATCACATCCTCCATGACGAGGATGATAAGGGCCATGGCTAACGCCCAGAGAGGAACTGCGGAGCAGGTTGAAGCGTTCGAAAAACTTAAAGTCAAATATCAGAATGCAAATGGCGAATTGAGAGACGCAGAGACCGTTTACTGGGAAGTCATAGATGCTCTTGGAGCTATGACTAATGAGACCGAGCGTGACGCAATTGCAATGCAGTTGATGGGAAGATCCGCAAGAGAACTAGCTCCGCTTATGAAACTGGGGGGCGAAGGAATTAAGGAATTTCGGCAGGAAGCACATGAGGCAGGCGCAGTGCTCTCGGACGAGATGATGGAAGCCTTGGGAGAAGCAGACGACAGACTTCAAAGAGCAACCTTGAGGATGGACATTGCCAGGAGAAAGATTGGAGCTGAGCTTGCTCCTGAATTTGCCAGGGCAAGTGAGCTTATAGTGTCAAAAGTCACTTCCATGGATGATGAACTGGCGGCGCTTGCTAGAGGTGGACTAGATCTGGTTGTTAAAGGCTTGGAGTTTGTCCTGGATAATCACAAGCCGATTATAAGTGGATTAACAGGTATTGCGGCTGGAATGGTAGCATTTAAAGTTGGAAGCGCGGCTGTTTCTATTGCTTCAAGTGCCATGAATCTATATAGAAGCTCCACTCAAGGAGCAGCTACTGCACAAGCAACATTAAATACAGCTCAGGCAGCATCTCCGATGGGCGCAATTGCTGCATTAGTAGGTGTAGCTGTTAGCGGATTGACAATGTATGCATTAACTTCACGAGAAGCAACAAGGGAAATTGAAAAGCTGAACGAAGAGCAAAGGCGTTCACTTGAACTTATTCGTGAAGAAATAAACTCGAGACAAGCGAGCAGAGAAGCCCTTGAAAACGAGTATGGAGTCTATCGCACAATGGTTGAGGAGTTGTATGCTTTAGCAACAGCAGCTGAACTCACCAGTTCACAAAAAGCACAAATGAAGATAATTGTTGACGAACTCAACAAGGCTCTACCTGATTTAAATCTTGTTCTGAATGAAGAAACAGGAATCCTAAACAAGCAAAAAGGCGAAGTTATAGGGCTTGTTGAAGCTAATCTTAACCTCTACAAGGTAAAGGCTGCTCAGGAAGATCTTATAAACATTGCTAAAAACCAGTACAAAGCAGAAAAAAACCTTAAAGAATTAGAGGAAAGCAGAGTGAAACTGCAGGAGGAATACAACAATGCATATTCACGACTGCAGAACGCAAAAAACTCGGCCACGCAATGGGACAAGCGAAGCCTGAAGGAAGTCGAAGAAGGCAGAGCAAGAAAGGAACTACAAGCTCTTGATAAGGCACTAGAGGAAAATGCAAAAAGTATAAACAAAGCGAAAAAGACAATATCTGAACTTGGTAGCGATTGGAGAGGAGTTACAGAATATATCGCAGACAATAAAAGTGTTCAAGATGCGACAAAGTCTGTTGATGAACTTGGTGACTCGCTAAACAAAACTACTGATAAAACTAAAGAATTTGGCGATGCGGTTGCTGAAACTAACGAAAAAATCACGCTTACTGAACAGGAAGCCGCAAGTAAGATTAGAGAACTGACAGAGAGCTACGAAGAAGCAATTGATAAGAGAGCTGAAAGTATTAAATCCAGCATGAATCTGTTTGACGAGTTCAAGGTCAACACCGAGGTTACGGGTCAACAGCTCCTGGATAATCTTGCATCTCAGGTATATGCCATGGAGGACTACATGTGGGTGTTTGAGTCGCTTGCAAAACGCAACATCTCACAGGGTCTTCTTGATGAGCTCCGCAGCATGGGAGTAAGAGCAATTGGCGAAGTGTATGCACTTACACAGCTTACTGACGAAGAGCTGAACGAGTACGCAAAACTGTGGGAGGACAAGAACAAGCTTGCTAAGGAACTTGCGACAGACGAGCTCAAGGGATTGAGGAGTGAAACGGAAGCTAAGATTGATGAAATCAAGCAGATGATGGAAAAGAAAGGTGAAGAAGCCGCTAAGAGCTTTGCTGCAGGCTTCCGCAAAGGCAGATCCGAAATTGTCAAAGAGATTGACAGACTTATCTGGCTTGACCGAGCAGCAGGATACTATGACGAGGGAGCGCTTAATTTCAGCAGATATGACAATAGCGCAGTTGCTCCAACATCTTCAACGGCTTATGAACTTGATTACACAAAATTGGAATCAATCATACGTAGGGCTGTTGAGGGAGTCCACAGGGAAGTAATCCTGGACGGAGAGAAAGTCGGACAATATGCAGTTAATTATACGACGAGGGAGTTGTATGCAAAATGAACTACTGGTTTGAATGGAAAGGTATAAGCAGTTACATATATCGAGAAATCATTGTGCAGGAACTCCCTGCTATTATCAAGCCAAGGAAGAGGTCCGAGGAGTACTACATAGACGGACGGAGCGGATCCAATATTATAACCCTGGGATATGAGAGCTACACCAAGCAGTGCATAATCGGACTCAAGCATTCAGAAAGACTGGATGAGATAATGAACTGGTTGGACGGATCCGGAGACCTGGTATTCTCAAATGAACCTGACAAGGTTTACAAGGCAGAAATTATCGAGCAGATAAGCTGTGACAACTATGGTCGGTTCAAGACGGCAATCATCTCCTGGCTTGTTTATCCGTTTAAATTTCTGAAGAATGAACAGCCTGTGACGCTGCCATGGCTTGAACAGTTTGTGGACGTTCAGGGTAATATTTACAATGCAGGATTCTTGCCTTCATATCCCCTTATAGAGATTGTGGCATCAGGAATTGTAAATATTGAAATTGATGGAGCGCCTGTCTGTGAGCTCACCGCCGGAGATGGCTTTTTCGCAAAACAATACGCAATCGACAGCGGTGAGAATGGCGGAGTGGTATTCAATATGGCGACTGGAGAGCTTGCTGCAGGAATATTAGAGGGCAACTTCCCTGTGTTGAAGCCTGGCAAGAGGCTGATAAAGGCAAGCGCAAGTACAGGCACATTATACGAAGTAAAAGTTTATCCAAGGAGTAGATTTTTATGATTCGAGTTTTCAAAGCTGATGAAAGGGATTTTGCAAAGCCTGAAATCTATCTTGCACCAAGACGGGCAATGGTTTTGAAATCCGATAATGAATATTTCCTGGAGATTGAGACTTCAATTGAGACCAGGACACCATATGGCAAGACCATCAATTACATGCCATACTTGGTGCAGGATAATATATTGCTGGTAAATACCCCCTGGGGACAGCAGCCATTCAGAATTTACAATAGACAGATAAGGAATAATGTTCTGTATTGCAGAGCTCCGCATGTTGGCCATGACAGCAAGAGATACGTAATTATAAATATTAATGATGGTTATTATAGTTTTGCTTCTGCCATGGATGATATTCTTGACGCAGCAGGGGCATCTGATGACTTCACATACGAACTGCAAATCGATTATACATACGGATATATAGAGTTAGACAAATCTGCAATTACACTCTACGACATGATCCGGGCATTTGCAGCAGATAATCTGCAATATTACGATTCAGGATACAAAAATGTAATGGTGGACTTCGACAAGTGGAAGATCATTTTTAGGGATGAAATACAGCCATTAAGACAGGATATTGTAGTCGAGGATGGTCGTAATCTTATTAGCATTGAAATTACTGAGAACTGGGACGACGTCACAATGAGCGCTCTCTATACCGGTGTCCGTGGTGTTGCCCTGGGCGCAATGATGAATTTTCTCCCAGGCGGCGACCCCAAAGGGAATAGGGACATAAGATACGACCGAATCATCAGGCTTGAACCTCCTGCTGGATGGGATACATCGAGCGACATAATGGTACAGCAATATCTATACAATGAGGGACTCGGAGACATTTCTAAACGTGGCAATCCCAAAATCAACTATAAGGTGACTGCAGACATTAACGTGCCTGTGGACATAGGGGATACAATCCAAGTCAAACATAAGCGCCTTGGAGTAGACATTGAACAGAGAGTAATCTCCCTGGAGTATGACGTGCTTACCCAGCGATTCCGAAAGGTGGAGCTTGGCACATACGAATATCAAATCCGGGGATTCATGAACGACTATCAGCGACAATTGAACGATATTAGCATACGATTGGAAAAAGGGGGACTGTAAATGGTACAGATAAAAATTGACCTCTATATGAGCTATTATGAGAAAGTGGATAGACACGCAATCATACAAAACGACAATGAAGGTGTGGCTTTGGTTTGCAGCTTGAAAAATCCTGATGGGACAATTTATGAAGTGCCAGAAGGAGCAGAAGTTCTCTTCCTGGCTGCAAAGCCTGATGGTACAGGAGTTGTCTTGTCTACAACTGACACACAGGTGTATTACAATGGGAATCTGGTTGAGGTTCCTCTACCGCAGTCCGTGACTGCTGCCAAGGGGATGGTGCTCTGTAAACTGATTGTGCAGGATGTGGACAAGACTGCCAGCTCGCAGGTATTCAGATTACAGTGCGAGGCAGATCTTGTGCCTGGTGACCTTATTGAGAGTGAGGAATATCAATCCCTAGTGACCATGCTCAATCACTTGGGAGAAAGAGAAGCCGAGTTTGACGACATGAAAGCCCAATTCATAGAAGCCATCAGCGGCATTACCGAGGACTCAGAGGTAATCAACGCACGTGTTGACGGTCCGTACAACACGACATATGACACTCTCAAGCTTCGCCTGGATGCAATGTCCGCACTGTTGAAAGGTATCGTAAATGGCGACTTCGAGAACCGAGTTTCCGACCTGGAGGACGAAGTTGAAGATGCCAGGGGAGAGTTCGACGCACTTGTTGATAGACTGGATGATACAGACGGCAGGATTGCAGATAATGCTGGCGAAATAGATTCTGCCAAAGTCAAAATTCTGCAACTCGAGCAGGAAAACAAGCAA